TATTTCTTTATTAGTACCAATAATTTGACCATCACCATTAACTTGTTTTTGTGCTATGGTAAGTAACATTGATGTTCTCTTCTCACCATATATATGTCTTAATGTATTTGCAATTTTATTTCTATATTTTATTGAATAAAATTCAAGATTAGTTTGACCCCATAGATAACCCAACATGATCTTTCTAGATCTTTCATTATTAACCTTATAATTTTTTAAATCAATAAAAAGACGTAAAACATATGGTAGTCCATTATTTTCACCAAGATTATTTAATGCAGATAATATTGCTTTATCTGATAATCCATTATCATACCAATCAATAGGATTTACAATATTACATGCACCACCTTTAAATGTTTCTTTAAATTCGTTAAGTAATGCTTGTGAAATAAATGTACCAGTAACCCCCTTTTGAGTTGCAATAATCAAAGGAAGTTCTTTTGATTGATTATATAATTTTTTTATTTGATTTCGAATTGCAGTTAATTGTTCGTCCTTATTATGATAATATGTTGATGAACTCTTAGCACCACTCGCAATAGTTAAACCATCAATTAAGTTTTGTTTAACCGATGTAATCATGTTATTAGCTAATACCAATTTTTCCATTTTAATTTAATATTAAATGTTTAAATTTTGATAAATTTATTTAATTATTATGCAAATATACGTAAAAATATAATAAAAATTACAAGAAAATAAAAAAAAACAGGATAAATTTTTTATCCTGTTTTTTAAATTATATTTGAAATATTTTTGGGAAGAATTTAAAAGTATTTAATTGTGTTTAAATGCAACATATAAAGTGTTGTGCCTTAACCGCTAGGCAATTTCTCAAGCAATGGAAGAGAAAGTAGGATTCGAACCTACGAATTTTACTGAAAACACTTTTAGTTTTCCCAAAATTTTTTAAAGTAATTAGAAATAACTTTAATTATTTTTAATACTTATAAGAACAAAAAGAAGAAATTCGCTGGTTTTTGTTTATAAAATTTTTTATTTGATGTAAAAACTTACTGAAAAAACCATCAGTTCTTCTTATTTTGTAGCGGTAATGGGATTCGAACCCATGGACTCCTGCTTATGAGACAGGCGAGATACCTCTTCTCCATACCGCAATAATGTAATAAAAAGGGATATTTTGTTTGTTATTGTTGTTATTACAATATGGGAATTGAACCCATGACATTAACTTTATAANAGTTATGCTCTATCCGACTGAGCTAATTGTTACTGAAATAACAAAACAGTTTCCCTTTTATTTTGTGGCGAGGGTAGGAATCGAACCTACAATCCTTTGTATCATAAACAAATTGCTTTACCTTTACTGAAAACATCACAAGTTCTCTATTTATGAGTAAGTCTGGTATGTTTGTTGTTTTTAATTTGCACACCTCGCCATTATTTTTAATATTTTAAAGAACGTTTTTCTTAAATTTACATTGCAAATATAAAACTAATTTTTTAATTAAACAAGAAAAATTTGATTTTTTTTATAAATACTAAAAAAATTATTAAAAGTTACTATTTTTTATAAAAAAACAACTATTCTTTTATAATTACTTGATTTTTACTTTTTTCTTTTAATATTTTTTTAATGTCAGATTCTTTTTCATCTAAATCATCAGGATTTTCCAATTTATTTTCTAGTTCTTCAATATTTTCAATTTTATTATTTTCTTTAGGTAAAACATTACTAAACGCATTTTTTACTTCATCGTTTGGCTTATCATCATTTACTTCATCATTTGGTTTATCATCAAAATGTTCATTAATTTTTTTATGTATTTCTATATCTGATGATTTATTTTTTAATTCATTTTTTAATTTATTTATATTTTCAATATCTTCTGAGGTGTGTTTTTTTAATCCTTTCATTGCTCTTGAATTTACATATCTTGAATCTTCAATAATAATTTTCATTTTATTATTATCAAAAACACAATCAGTAAATGTTTGACCATCACGAGCAAATCTCGCTTTAATTATGCGAATATTAGCTAAATCCGCTTCTTTTTGCGCAGGTGTTTTCGAAATGCTCATAAAAAAGTGTGCTTTTTGAATTCTTTTTATACTACCACCTGTTTGATGTGCTTCTAGATATTCTGACTCAAAACCACTTCTATTTGATTGTATTGCTGACCAAGCAGGTATGTTTAAATCACCTGCCATTGCTTCAAAAGATTTAATAATAATTAATTCTGCTTCTGTTCTATCTTTAGTTTTTTTATGTGAATCTAGACAATCTAAATAATCTAATACAACTAATTCAAATTTATATCCCCATTTTTTTTCATATCTTTTAATCCAATTACGGATATCTAACATTGTTGTATCTTCCTGACTAAATTTCTTTATAATTAATCGTCCACCATTTTTTTTAAATTCCCTTACCCTATTTTTTACTTTTTCACCAACATATTCGGCATTATCATCAATCTCATCCAAAGGAACTTCACTCCAAATAGTAAAATATTTTCTTTGAATTTGTTCTATTTTATCCTCAAAAATAATCTGAAGAACATTTTTTGATTCTTCATATGCAGTATTAGCAATTTTAGTTAATAATGTAGTTTTTCCAATACCACTTGGAGTTAATACAATTCCAATTTCCCCTTTACCTAAACCACCACCAGTTAATGCATCAATAACACTTACACCAGTAGGTATTGTTTCTCTAAATTCTTTTCTTAATACATTATCAATATTCTCAAATACTTCCGTACCATAATCTTCTTGATCACCAATACAAATAATATTATTTATCTTTTCCTCAATTGCACCTAATATTTGTTTATTTTTTATTTCACCAGTTTTTGTTTTAGATATAATATATTCACCTAATTTTCTATATTCTTGTTGTTTGATAAAATCATTTGTTGTTTTTTGAACAACATCACCATCATGCAACATTTCTTTATTTAAAATCATTTCATTCCATAATTGAAATCTTTTTATTAAAGAAAATAATGCTTCTTCTTCGATATTATTATTCGGTGATTTATATTTATTAATTGCCTGATGAATACTTAAGTTTTGAAGATTAGGTATTTTTTCATATTCATGAACATATTCTAAAATTATTATAAATAAACGTTTTAAATTGGGATTATCGAAATAATCAACGGATAGGTTTTGTAAAATATTTTCAGTAAATTCAGGTTCAACAAGTAATTGCCACATTAATTTTTCCTGAAATTCCGATCCTAAGTATGCCGTAAATGTGTTTTCACTATTTTCTATCATATTTTATTAGAAAATAAAAAATTTATTATAAAATATAATAAACATTTATTACCTATACTCCTTTTTAATGTTTATTATATATATCTCTTAATATTGATTTTCTTACATTTAATGGAAATGCCCTGATTTGATCAATTGTAAATCCTTTAACGTTAATCATGTTATATTCATCCCACATATTTTTAACATCATTCTTTTTTATGTGTTCATATATCATATTTGCAGAATTTACAACTTCATCAACTAAATCAAAAGACCATCTTGCAACGATATTATAATTATCAACATAAAAATTTCTTTCAACAATTGTCTTATCATTAATATATAATCCTAATTTACACTCAACACCACTAAATATTCTATTATCAAAATTCATTGTTTTTATTTTGGGTGAATAAAATATATCGTTTCTCTTTTCTTTTGAATATCTATGTACCATTTCAAGATAATATTGAAATAAATCAAAATCATCTTGAAATAATGTTTCATATTGTTTTTTTGATAATACTTTCTGTAGTTTTATTATTATTATATGTAATATTGGTCTAATGTCTATTGAAGACCTTGTTAATGGATTAAAATCATCACCATTTAATATTTTCTCACATAATAAAATATTTTCTTGATATAAAGAAAATTTAAATATGTTATTAAAACCCTTTTCTTTCATTTTTTTATTGTTTTAAATTATTAATATTAGTATTATCCTCCATACAAAAATAATTGTAATTATTTTAAATTAAAAGGAATTTTAAAATTTCTTTCTATTTTTTTTTATATATTCATTTAACAATTGTTTTTCATTCATAATAACAGTATAAAATGGTTCGACATAATTTACAAAAGTACCACCATATACTGTTAAAAATTGGTCTTCTTTCATTAGATTATAAAGATTTTGACTGTTTCTACCTTCAGGTGATAATGGCATATAAAGTTGTTCAAGTTCATTTTCAGCATCTTCATTTAATATCGGTTTTTTTAAATTTACTAAATTAAAATTGGTTTTTAATTTAGCAACATTATCTAATAAACTTTCAAATACTTTTAACGGTTTTTTCTTTTCTTTTTTTCTTTTTTTGTTAATTTCTTTTGCTCTTTTACAAATTTCTTTTACAGTAACATATCTAAATTTAATTTCTGGAAAATATTTTATTAATGTTTTTTCTTTAATACCTTGTATTCCTTTAATGTTATCTGCAATATCACCACAAATTATTTTGATTGTTATTGCGTTTAAATAATGGTGATTAAAGTGCATTAAATAATTGGTGCGTGTAACTGGTTGGTCTATATTTGGAAAAATAATTGTAATGTTTAAATCTAATAATTGAGCAAAATCTCTATCATTACTATATACATAAATCTCTTCATTTTTATTAAATTTAATTGAATATGCAGCAATTATATCATCTCCTTCGATTTTATCTACTTCAATTTGTCGTAAAAACAATTCTTCTGCATATGCTTGTATTCTTTTCCTTTGTTTTAATATAGATTCTTCTTTTTCTTTTTCACGTCTAATATCATTATCATTTAATTCAATCTTTTCAAACCAATTTTTATTCTTTCTATTTGCTTTATAGGATTTATCTATATGATATCTATAAACTCCACTATTATCTCCATCCCAGACTAAGATAACTTTATTTATCATTAAGTCTTTTATTAATTTCCTAGTGATTGTCATAAAAGCATATAACCCACCAATATGACCAAAATTTGTAGTGTATGTATCTCTTGCACCATGAAAAGACCTTTTAAGTAAATTATTAGAATCAACTAATAATGTTCTAACTCTCATTTTAAATTTTTTATAAAATGGACGGTAAATAATACATACCGCCCATTTTTTTTTATATTAGTTATTATTCACCATCATTATTTTCTGATTTATTTATCAACTCATTAGTAAAATCGACCTCACCATCAGCATTTAATTTTCTATATTTTGTATCAATTTCATCTGCGTTAATTGTATTATCATCAAATAAGTTTCTAAAATATAATATATGTTCTTTTTTATATTGATCAATTTTATCAGGATAAATAAAACCATGAGGTACTGATACTATTCTACCTTCCATTGATATTCCTCCAAGCGGACCGTCTACGTGATTTTTTGCTACATTAATTTTTGTTTCAATACCATAACTAACTTCACGTTTTTTTGAAGTAGCATTAATTTTTTTCACACTATGACTAATTATACCACCAAAATGGAATATCAATCTTGAACCAAGATAAAATGTTTCACCACCTTTATGTTTAACAATACCACCATTTAAATTATCAATCCAAATTTTCTGAACAGCAATAATTGTGTTAGTATATTCTTTACTTACTTTTCTACTATTTGGTATTGTATTATTTAATAAATTCATAAATGCTTTTTCATATGCACCAGCATTCCACATATTATTTTGAGCATCATCCTTTTCCAAAGCATTTACTGTTTTAATACAATTTAATGTTCCAATTGAATCAATTGCAAAAACAATTTCACGTGGTAATTCACCAATTTCTTGTTTATATAAAAAATCATACATACATTTTGCCAAATCTTCAATTGCTGCTTCATTTCTTTTAGGATCTTGTTTTTTACCAAAATTTTCAAGTAAATATTCATTATCTATTAATAAAAACTCACCATCCCAATCAAAACCCATTTTTTCTAATCGTTCTCTACCAATATTATTTTCTGTATCAATTATAATTGGAAACAATCCCATTTTTTGTGCAGAAACAATAGCTTCACAAATTCCTGTAGACTTACCTGTATTAGTATGACCACGAGCAAGATTTACATAACCTTTTGCAAAACCGGGTAATCCAGTTGCTTCTTCAACAGCATCAGATAATTTTATCCATTCAAGTGGTTTATCTGGTAAATGCTCAGTACCAGTTTTCTTTTTAAAATTACTTAAATCAAACATCTTTTTTGTTGTTGGTTTTCTTACTTTATCATTAACTGGAACATCTTCTTTTTTCTTTTTTGTCATTTTATTATTTTTTATATTTATTAAAAAAACGGAAGATATTGTTTATTAAACAATACCTTCCTATTTATTTTTTATTTAAAATGGTAAGTCTTCCATATCATCATCACTATCATTTGATGATTCGTTGTTGTTGGTTTCATCTGTTTTATCGTCTTCTTGTTTAGTGTTATCATCATCTTCATTATCATCAACAAGATTTCCCATATCAACAGCATTATCTTTATATTCACCAACATTTTTTTCACTTACGTTTGATATTGAAACTGGTTTTCCTGTTTCATCCAAATCAGATGCTTGTTCAATATCATTTGAAATATCGTCACTATCTAAATCACGATCACGAGTATTCATTATTTTTTCCAATTCAGGATTATTTGGACATACCCACCTTTTATTTTCAGAATCCGTATCATCCCAATATGGATTACATCCATCCGCAATCATTTGAAGAAACTTATATGGTTCGACTGATGGTGCTCTTTTTGGTAGGAAAACATCTCTCCATGTAGTTTCATCTTCAAGCCAACTTTGTGCGACAATAGGATCTGAATGTAATGGAGATTTTCCACGATAACTTATTGCTGAAATTGCTTTATACGTTCCTTTATAATCACCAATTTGGAATTCGCTATCAGTCATTGTAATACTCAAATCAGTACCTTCATTTGAATCAGCAAAATCTGCTTTTTGATTTATCATAAAATCCTCCAAAATAGGAAGTAATTTATCCAATGTTCCTTGATTTTTTACGTTATGTTTAAATCTCCAAAATTTTACACCATCTTTTTCAACCCCCCTATCAATTCCTTTTATTATATAAAATTTCTTCGCTTGCCATTTCATCGCATCTTTAAAATACTTATCGTTTTGTGCTTTAATCCCCTTTTCTTTTTCGTTTAAATCTTCTTTCTTTTTAATTTTACTTAATATTGATTTATCTTGTTTTGATAAAATATTAGTAGACTTATCACATAACGGACATGGTGAATTTACCATCACAGGTTTTCCTTTATCATCTAAAACAGGATTCCCTTTTTCGTCCAGTTTTTCTGTTTTAGGATCATTATGTCTTGGACAATAGATTTTTGCACTGTGTTTTACTTTTCCACCAGCAATTAAAATAGGCACTACATGAAAAAAGGCTTCTTCAATTGGTTTTCTTCCTTTTTTGGGTTGTAATATTCTAAAAATTTCTTTTGAATTTCTTGGTACAAAATATTTTTTTAAAATATCGTCCCTTGATTTTCCCCTTTTTTGGTTTTCTTGTTTTTTCTTGTACTCATTAAACATTTGTTTTAAATGACCCAAATCTTTGTTTGGGGTTTGTTCTTTTTGTTCACTCATTTTTCTTAATTTTTAATTTAAATAATAACTTAATTTTAGTTCAGATTTAATTTTAGTTCAGATTTAATTTTAGTTCAGATTTAATTTTAGTTCAGATTTAACAATTTTTTTTAATTCTACAAATATAATTCATTTAAAAAATAAAATCAAGGATTTTTAAAAATATTTAATTCATTTTACCGTCACTGGTAATTGTAAATCGAAGTGTTTCTTTGGTCTTATAATAAAACCCATCACTTAGAATAATTTGAAGATAATAATCTTGGGGTATTAACCATGAAGTGTCAAGATTAAATTCATAACCACTATTTTTCCTATTAACATTAGTTATTGGAATAATATCTAATTCATAGTTATTGCCAATTACTGTAAAAATTCGATATTTAATATCTAATGGTATAAAATTATTTTGATTTGGATATAGTTCTTTTATACTTAATTTAATTTTTCTAATATTATTCCCTTTTAATTTTTCGTTATGTGAGATACCATAAAAATTAAAATGATAATTATCTAAATTAATTTGATTTAAATTATCAAAATTAAGATAATTATTTTCTGGAATTAAATAAAAATCCCCTGTATGGTTAAATTCTCTACCATTTATTGTACCAATCCACTGATCTTTAAATAAAACACCATCTGGATATTCGTTTGAATCAACAAAATATTGTAATTTATAAACACCTTTATTTACTTCAATTATGGTATTACCACTTAAAACATCAATTAAATTGTCTTGATAATCATATATATTAACATGAGAAATATTAACTGTTTTAATTAAATTACTAGTATTAATATATAAATATAGGTAATTTATTTTATTTAAATAGAAATAATTTCTATCATCCATTATTGGATCATCAATAATTGTTTCAATATATGGTTCGTAAAAAGTATTTGTGTTTTTTGCATGAAACGCAACGGCTTGTCTTATCTCTGTTTCTAACCTTTCAAAATCATCCGTAAATTTAATTCCTAAACCAAAACTATCTCCAGTTACTGTTGTACCTGTCAATCCAGTTAATGATAATCTTTGGTTAATATAATCAGTTATATCAATTTTTATATTCTCATTTCCCTTTTCAAATCTTTGTGAACTAATTATTTGTGTGCTTCCAGAATCATACACACCAACATTAAACCATTCAACATTATTTTTTCTTTCATACCAATTTACTGCTTGTTGTTCTATAACTGGAAAAGTTGGTAATTCTTTTTCATAATATTCAAAATCATAACCACTACCTTCATCCCAATTTTCAGAAATATTGAAAAGTTCTAGATTAAAACTACTTGCTCTTTTAATTGCACTTGTATATGAATTTTTTCCAATATATTGTGGACTATATTTTATCGTATTCGTTAAACATAAATAGTGTTTAGTTATGTTATTTGGATTTATAGCACCTTCATTTATTCTATTTTTTATTTGATTTAAATCAACATCAAAAATATATCTACTAACATTTTTATCAAAAGTACCATATGAGATTTCAGTAACAGGGTTTTGAGAATTGTTACTATAGTTATTTTCAATTAGTGTTGCATTTTTTAAAAAATATGATCTAAATCTTGACATTTTAAATTTTTATTATAAATACTAAAAATTGTGAATATATGAATTTTAATTTTACTTCTTTTCTTTATTCATATTTTCTGCAACATTATGTGGTTTATAATTATCAAAATCAGTTTCTTCTTCATCAATTAAATCACCATCAAATTTTCCTTGATGCATTTTATGTACAACATCTTTTGTATAATTACCTTGATGCATTTCATTCATTGGTTTATCAATAAAATTAGTTAATATATCCTCTAATTCTGAAGTTGATAACTTATTCAATGTTGATTTAAAATCATCAAAATCTTTAAATTCCTTAACACCCAAACTATCCTCAATTTCCTTTTCCACATCTCTTAAAAAACTAGGTTGATTTTTACAAAACCTACTAATTATATCAACAACAACTGATTTATCCAAAGTTACGTTTTCATCATCAAAATCAAAAACATTTTCACTAATTTTATGCGGTTCATAGTCATCAAAATTTTCTACAGTATCTTTTACTTCATCATTTGGTGAATGATACCCTAATAAAATATCTTCTAATTTATTTTTATTTGTTTCATTTAAATGTGATAATTCATATTCCAATCCAATATAATTTAAATATGAATTCCAAGACATATGATATCCGTCTTTTTCATATGTACGATCTCTAGTTCCATGACCTAACTCATCTGATCCCATATGATTACCCGGGTCATGCCATTGCTTTAAATATTCTAATGCAGCATCTTGTCCTTCTTCATCTAAAATTTTTAACGCTTCATCTGCTTCATCTCCTTGAAGAAAAATTACTCTTTCATATTTTTCATCTTTTGTTGATTCATTAACATCACCATTATCATCAACAACAGCTTTTATTGGTAAATAATCGTCCCTACTTGGTGTATCTGTCATTCTTTCTTTAATTTGTACCTTTTTTTTTCTTTGTGTTTTTTTCTTTGGATATAGAGATTTTGTTTTAAAATCCTTACCCATTGGTTCAGGATAATCATCTTCATTTAATTTCGATATGGTTTGTTCAAATACTTTAGTTGCTATTATTTTTATTGCTTTTTTATATTCTAAATCAGGAATTGTTATATTATTACTATTTAAGTAATCATCAAGAATTTTTTTTGCTTGCTTAATATAAAAATTTTTATTTTCTGATGTTAACTCATTATATTGTTTTTTTCCTAAATCACTAACAACATTTTCATTTATTAACATATCTATTTTTTTTACTGATTCATCATATATTGTATCCATTGGAGCTTCTTTTTCAACATCAGCAAAATCAGTTACTACATTAATTATAGCAGAACTATTTTCTTCATTAAATTCCTTTAAACCAACTTCATCAATTTCAAAACTATCCTTTTTTTCTACTGAATCATAACTAAAATAATACAATTCCGCATTACTTACATTAAATACATCATCCAAACCTCTTTCATCAATTTGGGCTTTAATTGTAAAAATATATTCATTATTTTTTTTATCACTACATTTTAATTCAATAAACGTTTCATCTCCTTTAACATTAGTTGTTCTTTCTTTAACATTTAACTCATTATTTATTAACATGTTAAAAGAATTTCCTAATATATATTTTATTGTTGTTTTATCAAAAATTGATTCATCAATTTTAATCTTATTAATGTTTTCCATTAATTCAACAAACCTTTTTCTAGTTCCTTTTTTTGTTAACTCTTTCATACTATTTTTTTTTTATTCAAAAATTATTGGTTTTAATTTTGCAAATTTCCTCATAATAATACCTGCTAATGAATTTGCTTCATTTTCTACATCACTTCCAGTATCATTGGAATTATGTGTAATTTTACCATCTGAAAATTGTTTATGATGAATCAATTCATGTGCTATAGTTCTTAATATATCAGCTAAATTCCTATTTGTAGCAACAATTAATAGTTCATTATTTTCTGGTGTATATTTACCAAATGAACGCATGTCTTGTGCGATCTTATTGTCATATGATATTTCTATTTCGGGAACGTCATTCATTCCAATTTCTTTTTTCACGAACTCAATAAAATTATTAATCACCTCATTCTTCTTCTCTTTTGGAAGAATTTCCTCATTAAGACGATTAACCCTTTTCAACATTTCAAAAAGTCTTTCCTTTGAACCATATGGATGCGAAATTCTCATAATTATATATTTGAAGGTTCATTACCTCTTAAAAATGGTGATTCACTATCATTTGATTGTGTTTGAATCGGGGTTTCTTTATTCCATATTTCCAACGCTTTTGATTTAAACGTATTATATTCCCTATATTGTTCATTATCAATAACAGGAAACGCACCATTAATTGCTAATAAATCGAATGCTTCTAAATGTTTTAATTCATCATGACTCAACATACCATCATAATCAGTAAAATCACCGACATTTGCAGCCATTAAATTACCTTCACTGGTTTTACCAGCGGCAAGTAATTCGGTATTTACCATTAACTGTTCGTGTAATATTTTCCAATCAATATTACCAAACCCACCAATACCTTTGAGTTGTTTAGGTTTAT